GTCATCTGCATGGCACTTCGCTCATTTACATTCTTCCCGGCAGTACTTCCACCCATGAAGAATGAATAGGCACTACCGCTTGTTCGGTTGGTAGGAGCATCTCTTGTCCTTAATAATCCCGAAAAAATACTCATCGTTTTTTCCTCCATTGTTTTTATAATTTTCCAAAAGAAAGAAGTTGATTATTAATGTATACATATAACTTTGCCAAAACCCGTGGTGCCGATAAGACACCAAGAAAACGTCCATTCAAAGCAGAACGAAATCTTACTGTTTCATCTGTAGGTGGATACAACAATAAAGAAGTACCAGCACTTCGTATCAACGGTATGTGGCTTGAAGATCTAGGCTTTCATACCGGAGATAAAGTTACTGTTCATTGTGAAAACGGTAAGCTTGTCATCGAAAAATCAGAAGACTAGTAGTCCTCTTGTATCGTAGACAGATTCCGTTACTTCATTACCACATCTGATTGCTCTATCAAGTGCCATGATTGTTGCAATGGCACCGTCAATCTTTTCAGTCGATTTTTCCTTATCTGCCTTGATGTTTCCTGCCGGGTCAGTACGAATAAAGATATTATCCATATTCCAACGAAGAACTGGATGACCACCATGTGCAATTCTTTGTTCAAGCACAAGCTTCATCAGTTCCTTGGTCGGTGGACTCATATCCTTGAATCCCTGTCCGAAAGGCACAACGGTAAATCCCATGCCTTCCAGGTTCTGAACCATCTGTACTGCTCCCCAACGGTCAAAGGCAATCTCTCTGATGTTGAATCTCTCACCAAGACTTTCTATGAAATTTTCGATGTATCCATAGTGAACAACATTTCCTTCCGTAGTCTGAAGATAGCCTTTTCGTTCCCACAGATCATAGGGAACATGATTCCTTCTTACTCTAAGGTCAAGCGTATCTTCCGGCACCCAGAAATAAGGAAGAACTACAAATTTATCATCCTCATCAAGTGGCGGAAACACAAGCACGAATGCCGTGATATCCGTTGTACTGGATAAATCCAGTCCTCCGTAACATACACGACCTTCCAGGTCATCTTCATTAACGGCAAAGTTACAGGCATCCCACTTTTCCATCGGCATCCATCTCACCGATTGTTTTACCCACTGATTAAGCCTTAGCTGTCTGAAGGAGTTTTCTTCTCCGGGATTCTGTTTTGCAGAATCACAGGCAGCTTTTACTTTTTCAATGGCAACCGTAATCCCTAATGATGGATTTGCTTTTTTCCATACTTTAGGGTCTGTCCAGTCTTCCGACTCATCTGCACCGTAGATGACTGAATAGAATGTCGGGTCAACCTTTCTGCCTGCCTCAATGTCGAGTGCCTTCTGATGTATCTCATAGCAGATGGAGTTCGTATCATTCCCGGCTGTTGTAATAAGAAAATACAACGGCTGCATACGGGCATCACCTGAACCCTGGGTCATTACATCATAAAGTTTTCTGTTTGGCTGAGTGTGCAGCTCATCAAAAATAACCCCATGCGTATTAAAGCCATGCTTATTTGCAACATCCGCCGACAGAACTTGATAAAAGCTGTTGGTTGGCTTATATATCAGCTTCTTTTGCGACTCCAGTATCTTCACTCTTTTCATAAGAGCCGGGCAGAATCGAATCATATCTACAGCAACATCAAATACAATTTTTGCCTGATTTCTGTCTGCTGCACATCCGTACACTTCCGCTCTTTCTTCTCCATCACCACATAAAAGAAGAAGTGCAACGGCAGCTGCAAGCTCTGATTTGCCCTGTTTCTTTGGTATTTCAATATAGGCTGTGTTGAACTGTCTGTATCCGTTTGGCTTTAATACTCCAAATAGATCTCTAATAATCTGTTCCTGCCAGTCTATCAATTCAAATTTCTTTCCTGCCCACGTTCCTTTGGTATGGCATAGTTCCTCAATAAAGCTGACAGCATAATCTGCCATCTGCTCATCATAATGAGAAGACTTCGCCATAAGCTTCGTGGGTTTATACTTTTTCAGTTTTCTCATTTGCCATCACCTCCACAAATAAAAATAGCCACCATCATCGGTGACATCAATAAATATTTCTATACGAGATACAGAAGCCTTTCAGCTTCCGTTCTCGATAACATTTCGTTATTCAGTCTAGTTAAAATCATTCAACAGGATGCAAAGAGCAAGTTCCGCCTCTTCGCAGGTCGGCTCAATATCCCAGCCTCTATCGTAGTTGGCGATCCACTCACCGTCCATCTTAAGGCTCAGTTTAGAAATCATACCACCGTTGATGCCGTAATCCTCGCTAGGTTCTTCAAAAGATTTCAACCAGTATTTTACGCTCTTGTATCCGCCATTCCCCTTAGGGATTCCGATTGTTCCTTCTGACCACATACTTATCTCACCTCCATCTTGATTGCTGGAATTCTTGCATGCTCTCCGGTCTTCCAGTCGGTGTGTCTTGCGTTGACTGTTGTAAGTCCGTTCATGCAAATGCCTTCTTTCTCAAATGCTGCGAGGGTTTCGATAAGGCTTGAAAATGTTGAACTGATGGTAAACTCTGTGATGCCTTCTGCTCTTAAGCAGTCTGCAATTTCTTTGATGTCGTAATCCCAAATGACCTCGTTAAAATCAATAAGGTCGTTGCCAGATTCTTCTTTGGAAGTTCTGTATGCCCAGAAAAGTGTAGGATTGATTCCTACGTCCTTAAGGCTTCTTACCTTCTCTTCGATTGCCTTTTCAAATGTTCTGATTTCCTTCATTGTGATATCCTCCTAAGTGTTTTCTTTTCCTTTCGGTACACTATATATCACTCTAAAAGCACATAATATCAAGTTAATTACTGGCATAAATGTAACAATTATTTCAGTAGATAACTGTGTATTTTATGCCTCTCCATAAAGGATAAAATGGACATAATCTGCTCGATTTTCCTCTAGGAAAATCACAAGTTCGTAGAAACCATATTCATAGGCAAGTCTCTGAACCATCGTTACATCAAACATATTGGTAAGACCTGAGTCTCTGATATATAAAATCTGTTCTTTTATCTTCTCATCCATAATCTTACTCCTCGTCTGTACAATCCGACAGTCCCATTGCAAGTTCTGTATACACCTTCGTGTATCTGCTTTGTTCACTGCCTTCGGATGATGCCATTGCTCGAAGGTAAAACTCCATCGCATCCTTTCTGCTATCCCATGTTTCGGTGCTGCCGTAGCAAGTGACCTTCACGCTGTCAAGCTTTCTGCAGCTGTCTTCTCCATAGACTACATTGAGTCCCGAACCATTATCCCAAGCAACCATGATACTTGCTGTGTCATCCACACCAACAACTGTTCCTTTTGTCCCAATCGGCGGTGCCTGCACATCATCCATGTGGGTAAGTAGTACTCTGCATCCGACAGGATACTGTCTGCGTACCCTTTCCACAATCTCTTTACTTGGAAATCTCATCGTCTGACACCTCCTTCTTTGCTACATTTTTGAAAGCAGATGAGCCACTGAGATTCTTTAGCAGAATCTTTCTGTCGGCTTTGTACTCATCACCGATAAATCCAAGTCTTAATAGAAAGCATCGGAAAGCATATTTTTCGTTTTCGACTTTATTTTCGGTATTGTTGATTCTCTTCTGCTTTTTGCTCATCTCGCAAAGTTTGGAAATGAATCGTGTGTAGGTCTTTGCTGTATCACTGTCCGGCAATTCTGAAAACCAAGGGAACGAAACCTTCTCCTCATCAATCTTGATTCGGATATCATCTACCCCCAATGCCTTCTTAATAAGTTCTCCCTTTGCATCAAGTAAATTTGTAAGGTTTCCAACTCCAACTTCCCCAATCGGAATCGCCACTGTAATCCCCACGTTTTCGCTCTGTGGCGTTTCTTTTGATTCTTCGGATACCTCGTTACCTTCTGCTATAAAGCCTCTATCGGAAAGTTTCTGCAAAAGGGTTTCGATATCCTTTGGAAAAATGTTCTCTTCAAATTCCAAAGCTCCTGTCTTATCCACAATTAGTCCTCCAAAGTCATAAGCCATTGCTGGCATTCCCATGTACTTTGCTTTCGTTTCAAGGATCTCAGAAATAGCTGTAACCAATGCTTTTCTTTCTGCTCCTGTTCTGTTGAATTCTACTCTCATGTTGAGTACCTCCTTTGTTTTTCGGTACTACATATATCACTCTAAACCACAGATATATCAAGCGATATCTGTGAATAAAACTGTAGAATATGAGCCGATTTATTCTGCTTCCTTTTGTGCATAATATGCTATCCCCGAAAGAACAAATACAACATTCGGAAGTGCCACTCCGTTGCCCCACATCTTATATTCTGCTGAGTCCGAATGTGGACTCTGCAGCCATTTTCTGATTTGATTGTCCGACTTAGGTTTTGTCTTCTTTCCCATTGCGTCTGCATGGGTCTCAAAGATTTCTCTCCATCGTGAAATATCCTCATTTGTAGGATTTTCAGTTTCTAGACCATCACACCACCAATCAGGGAAGCCTTGGAGCCTTGCACATTCTGTAGGCGTTAATCTTCTTACGATATACCTCGGCTCGTTTACAATCGGAGGATCTTTATAATCTGTTGCTACCAATGTACCCGCTAGATTTTCTTCTGCAATGGTATGGAATGAACTCTTACTTGTGCAGTAGATTGGATGCGCTACACCACTAGCACCTGCTGCCACTATAGTCGGTTCTACCTCTTCTTCAATCTGAAAACTGAACTTCGCATTATATCCTTGGTTCATTGCAGGTCTGCCAATACCATAGGCAGGTTCTCCTACAAAGTTTTCTTCCGGTGTTCCAAGCATCTGTGATGATGGTCCTTTTGGTCCGTCATTCGCAGATAATGTGGCATGAACATCAGCAAAAGCTACTGCGTGTTGCTCTGTGGCATTCAGCGTATACATAATATCTGATTCTTTATAACCATCACCCTTATGTGACGGGCGAGTTCCGTTTCCTTCAATCACAGCAATGCCACCTTGATTGCAGCTTGGATTTCCACCGTTGCCATCAATCGTTCTGCTTGTGTTAGCCTTATAAAACCCACTCTTGGGATTAGCTGATTTCATGGAATTGCTGTCCTTAGAGCAGATGCCATAAGCGACTACTGCAACACCGCCTTGGTTGGAATCGGGACTGTTTCCACCGGTATCAATGGTTCTTGATGTATCGGTCTCATACACATTGTTTCTTGCATTTCTTGTACCTTCGGAGGTTAGTCTTACATCAAAACTTTTCATATCTTCTACGATAAACGGCTGATTATTTCCACCCGTTCCATAGGTCGATAGAACTGTCTGCGATACATCAAGAGGACCCGTATACCTTGCATCTTGTCCATGATTTTCAAACATCAGGCTGATGCCTGCATTTTCAGTGCTTTCTCTAACAGTGGCGGCAGAACCTTGCCACGAAGAGATGCTCGTCTTAGAATACCCAGACAAGCCTTCTGACTCAAATAGTATTTTTCCGGCACACCAATCTGCAAAATCTGCGACAAGGTAGATACGTTTTCTTCTCTGGGGTACTCCCCAAAACTGAGCATCAAACTGTCTCCAGGCAACGGAGTAACCATCTCCCAAGATGCGGCCTGCTGTATTCCATTTGTTAGGTTTAGGCACAGACACTGATTCGTCTTTGATTTTGCAGACCTCTTCGAGGACGGCTCGGAAATCTTCTCCCTTGTTGGAACTGAACGCTCCGGGGACATTTTCCCAGACGATAAATCTTGGATATTTGCCATCTGTCTTACACCTCATTTCTTTTATGATTCTGACTGCCTCATAAAACAGGGAAGAACGGGAGCCTGAAAGTCCGTCACGCTTGCCTGCAATACTCATATCCTGGCATGGACTGCCAAAAGTGATGATATCGACAGGCTCAAGATCTGCTCCGTTCATCTTGGAGATGTCTCCATGGTGTTTTACCTGTGGCAGTCTTTTCGTTGTTACACGAATAGGAAAAGGCTCAATCTCCGATGCCCACACAGGGGTAATGCCGGAAATCAAGCCTCCTAAAGGAAATCCACCCGAACCATCGAATAAACTCCCAAGTGTTAAGTTATTATTCTCCATCTGCTCCCTCCACCTCTTTTAC